TTTATCACCACCGACTATTTGCAACAGTGCCCCACAGTTTGCTCTGGTTAATGGGCTGTACGCAATGGACAAGGAGTAAACCAATGACGACACCAACCAGACGGATAAGTTTCTATCTGAAGCCCGCCGCCGTCAAGAGTGAACAGGAGGCGTGCAATTACCTCGATAGCCTGCCAGCCTCCGAACGCAGCCGCGCGCAACGCGCGGCCTTTCTGGCTGGGCTAGCGCTCATAAAGCGCAACCCAGCATTTGCCTACTGGATGGCCGAATGGCCAGAGGACAACCTCCCCTTCAATACCGTTAGCATCAAGGAAACATACCAGGATAATCAGCCTAGCGGAGTTGAATGCAATTTTTATAAAATAAAAAAGAATATTCAGACCTTATTCCCAGAATAATCTGATAATTGTATGTGAACTAATAAAATACAGACCAACACATCATTCTGGCACCCTTGCTAACAGGGTGCCAATGTTTCAAATCATGATGAAATTGCCGAAGTTTTTTTATCGTGCTGAAGTACCGCAAATGCCATTAAAACCTCAAGAGAATAGCGGCGATAATACTTAACAAAACCATAATAAAATACTCGGGATGCAGCAATACAAAACAAGAGAAGAAAACAAAAAGGTAACAGTCTGATATTTATATCTATTAAAAAGGATAGAAGGAGCAGGAACATAAGCAACCAGACTGAAGCGAGAAAAACAAATGTAATGTTTCTACAAAAACCATACAAAGCAACATAGTTTTGCATTTTCACCTGATGATTTTTAGAATGTTCATACACATAATGATAAGCAAGGCGAAAAAGATCGCCCCTCAAGCCCTTACGTCGATATAGCGTAGATACAGAAAAAACATTTATATAACCATCTCGTATTTGCGGCCAAAAGACTTTAATAAGTATAGAATGCAGTGTGGTTTTATGATGTTCTGCTTTATCAAAAGCTGATACAGGAAATAAAAAAACTCCACGAATAAAATTAACTATACTGAACTTAGTATTATGTCGTTTTATTTTCAGGGAGCTTCTTTTAGAAAACAGATAAATTGAAGGATACCCAAGTTTACTGTTCATGTATTTTTCAATTAAACAGGATGATAGAATAGATATGAAGTGACCTGAAATATATGATAGAACGATTAATACCACATATATAAATACACTTATTATTTCTTTATATTTCAGGATATGGTTAAGAATACCTTCTATATAAACAGGGTTAATTTCAATAGAAAACAAAAAAAGGATAAACAGGAATAACCCACCTGGAATTAGATAGCCCAAAAAGTCATAAAATGAAAACGGATTCTGTGTCACACTTCCCCCTGTGTTACTTGTAAATTAAAGGGTAAAACATTATTTGTTTTTCCGTAAAGGATTAGCTTTCCATCTTCTTACTAACCATTCGAATTCTTGATATGTAGTATCCGAATTAATGCTTTCTCTGATTGCTTTAATTAATGGCTCGGCAATATCATATGTCTCTACAACTGTTGTGTAAGATGTTCTTTTTATCATTTTTTCATCATAAATACCTTCACGAATACTTACAGCAACTCGCTCGTAAAAATTTAAAATATATTGAAATTTTCGACGCTCGGCCATTTCTTCATCTGTTATTATGCAACCATCACAAGGAAAAACATAAGAACGAAATGATTTGCCTGAACGATGCACTTGTTTCAGGGTATGCAATGACTCTATATATTGCATATCTTGCCGACTCTCAAAAAGAAAGTTGGCCGTTTGAGTTTTTTTTGCGGTACGCACATTGTAGATAATGGTTCCAATGGCAACCAAAACGCCAAGCAGAACAATAGCATTGCTGATGATTTGTAGTGTTATTGGGTTCATCCTATTTCATCCATAAAAAAGGCGGGGAGCAAATCCCCGCCTCATTAGAGGTCAACGTAGCTTAGAAACCATCAAATTCATCATACATTTTTTTCATATCAACCCCCTCATAGAAATCATAACCACGTTTTGTGGTTTTTGTGACGTATAAACTACATCAAAGGCAAGCCACGGTCAAATATATAGGCATGCTTACCTGCACAAAAGTGCACAAATTTGCACAATTTTTTTGAACGACTTTTTACCCTTCCGGCCCGCATGGCGGCTGGATCCGTCAAGGATCCGTGCGTGCACAAAAAAACGCGCTTTTTCTGCGCGCAGGTGACGGGGGAACAGCCCGCGTTTCAGGGGGTAAATAGCATTCCCTGAACGATGTCGCAGAGACACAACAGAATGGCCATATTTCTCACGCTGAGCATGAAAAAGGCGTGAGGGCTTTTGATTTGATGGGGTGAAAGGTAAGGCCGTCAAAATCGCACTGAGGCAGCGAGAACATGCAGTCAACGCGGTGGAATTGCGTAAGAGTCTGACCGTCGATGGTGGCGATAAACTGGAAGGCGTCGTGAAATTATCTGATTGATACAGGAGCTGGAGAGCCGGGGCATAAATTTTTTATGCCCCGGCGAAGCAGCAGACAAGCGAAGCGCGTCAGCGATACGGCACCTTGCCGACCATACTTCATAAGTGCAAAATACGAGCAAAGAAATCAATGGAGGCTGTCTTATGGTCATTAATTACAAGCAGTTAAGAGAAAAACGGGAGCAGGTAAAGGAGAGCTTTCGCCGCAATGAAGATCTGACCCCGCTTGTACGCCTTGCCCAGGGCATTGTTGATGCTTATGAAATCTCGCTGGAGCTGCCATCACAGACCTGGACAGATAGCGACGGTAATCGCCAGCATTACGTTTCATGCGGACTGGAAGCAGCCGAAGGATTTCGCAGAATGCCTTTATCCCAGATCCCTGCCGCTACCCCCAAAGCACGGGGCAGCAATGATGAGCGAAAACTGACTTTTAGTATTGAAACGGTGGTTGACGACACACCTGGCGAAGTCGCGTTCGTGCACACTCCTGTTTCGATCGCAATGTATAACGATGAAATACAGGTTCGCGTTAATAATAATATCGTGCCACTTAAAGAAGGTAATTCACCCTACACCACCGTTTGTGAAGCCATTCAATATTACGTTCTCTCTGAAATTGATAATCTCAAGCCTGACGGCACCCAGAAAATGGTTCAACTCTGGTAAAAAGGACAGCCCCATCACGGGGCTGTTTTTTCATCAAGAAGAGCATAAGAGTTAAAACGGATCACCTCTTCGCCAAGCCAGTCATTGATGTGCTTCATAGCCTCCATAACGGGCATCAGCTCGTTAATTGCGTAAACCCGCGCTGCCTTCTCCACATCGCCAAACGCACTTTTTTCGCCCGGCATCGCCCCCATCAGTTGCGGCGGAACGCGGTGCGCAGCCAGCACATCATCACGGGATGCCGCCTTAACATTCATGAATTCATCTTTTGCGGTGATCTGCTGGAACGGCAAAATTTGCACCCCCTCTTTGCCCCCGTTGGGCGCATGAATGAGCACGTTTTTAAACGCACCACCACCACGTGCCCCCTGTAGCGTTTCTTTCAGGGAGTCCATGCTTTCGCGGTTTACCTGCGCTGCACCGATGTAGATGATGCACCCGGCGTGGGATCCGTTGTCGTAGTACAGTTTTCTGAACATGTCCGCCGAATGAGAAAGGCTGGCCGAGAGTAATGCGCCAAGATATTCCGGCATGCCGTAGATTTCCTGGTTAATATCCGGATTCATCAGGTGGCACACTTTGCCAGGACGAAACTGAAACGCGTCCTTGCCATCCTGCACATACCACCATGATTCAAGATCGCTTCCGCGTCGCATGTATTTCGCCAGGGCGTGCCGTAATTTAAGCGGTTCGCCGAGCATATTGCTTCGAAGCTCAAGGAATGCGTTACCGAACACAAACCAGTCCAGCGCCAGCGCCGAGAAATCCTGCCGGGAAAGCAGCGGGTGCGGGATGTAGCAACCGAGTAATACATTGCGCTTAAAGTAAAGCGCAGACTGATGCCAGGACGTTTGCCGGGCTGCTCTTGCCAGACCGTACCAGTCCACCGGGGTTTCATACCACCGCCCGTTATCAGCACAGTACATATTGTCCAGCAGGTCATGCCCGGTCAGGCGATAAGGACCATCAAATGTGAATGCACTGAGCGATGATTCTTTCCTGAGCGCATCAGCGAGATCAATGCGTGAACTCATGCGCACTTTTTTATTTTTTCTGCTCATCAGAACTCCATAACCATGAAACGCTCGTTTTCTCCTTCGCCGCCAATTGGTTCGTTAATGACAGCAAGCATGGTTGCCCACGCAAGGTCGCCGTGGCTGATCCCCCTCGCGCGGTCCGTTTCGTAAGTGATAAAGCCGCCCGGTGTTTTCACCTTACGCACGGCGTTAAAGGCCGCGACCAGCTCGCGTTCGGCGCGATCGTATTCCCACCGCCCGGCACGCATTATTTGCAGCATTTTCAGTACCAGCGACCGTTTTGATGACAGCGTGAAGGTGTACGGAATAGCAGCAGGGAAAAACCGCTTCACTATCTGATAAACAGCCTCCCCGTTCCCGCCCGTCACATCAATGCCGATGTGTTCCACGTTGTAGCGACACGTGAACTCTTCAATGACTCTGGCCTGTTCTTCAAACTCCAGCCCCTGAACGCGTCGCGTCTCCACCGTTCGAAAACGGCCGCCAGGAACAGCCGGAGGAACCACCACGGACACAGCGCCGCTGTCGCCGTTGCCACTACTGCCGTTTGCGTCATACCCAATCCATACCGGACGATTCCCCATCGGGCGGGGAGCAAAAGGTTTCCAGTCTTTCCAGTCGTCGTATCCGTCAACACCGCAGCCAATCAGGATATTCAGGTTAAATGCCGATTCCCCTTCGCGGACAAACTCACACATATAGAGATTGAGGAACTCGTCTTCGGTGTTTTCATCACGAATTTCGTCGATATCGGTGTGTTTCCAGCCGTGATTAACCACATCTTCCAGCGTGACAATTTGCCGCCACGTCCGGTCAGGGCAGATAAGCCCATTATGCAGCGTTTTCCAGTCCACAGAAAAACGCTGGCGTTTATGCGAGGCCTTTTTCTCGTTCCAGCGGTCGCCGTTCCAGTAGGCGTATGCCTCGTGCGTTTCGGTGGATGGCGTGGAGAAGTAGGTGCGCCGCAGTCCGCTGAGGGTTGCCATAGCGCCAGCCACCTTGCGCAGTTCAGCAAAGCGACTGACCCAGAAAAATTCATCAAAATAAAAATTGCCCGTATAGGACTGTGCCGACGCAGCAGAAGTGCCGAGAAAATGCAGCTCTGCGCCGTTGGAGAGGATGATTTTATCGCCCCCTTTCAGCTCCACATCAACTTCAGCCGCGGCCTTCTGAATAATGCTTTTAAACTGGAACGCCTGACGACGCGACGCAGACAAAAAAATCTGGTTACGCTGGTAAGGTTGCGCCACATCGTCACGCAGCGCCATCAGCAGTGCTTCCTGTGCAAAATACCAGGTCGCCCCAATCTGTCGGGATTTCAGGATCATCCTGTTACGTATCCCGGCTTCCCTGCAAAGGGTCAGGGAGTCAAACCAGCCCCGCTGATGCCACTCCAGCCTGCTGATGATTTTTTCCCGCAGTGCGGCAATCTGTTCCGGCGTGAAATGATTTTTGAGTTTTTTCGCCCGGCCTTTCTTTCCTGCGGCCATCACATCCGGCTGGCCATCATGCAGCTTTTTAAGCTGCCGGGTCAGCAGGTCTATTTCCTTAAAGTCACCGCCTGTTTTATTCTGTTTTTCAGTAAGCTGGATGAGGCGCGCATCGATGGACTGCGTGACACGCTGCACGGGTGGCGTTTCATCCCACTGGTCACGTTTTTTCCACGCATAAATCGTGTTCGGGTTTATTCCCATCAGACGTGATATTTCTGCGGGCGGATAACCCTGCCAGTAAAGTTGCCGCGCACGCTGGCGCACAAAAGCGTCCTGAATCATTGCTCCCCCTGAGTAATTACAGGAAGATTACCCGCGCGCGAAACTGTTCTCCTTAACCCTCTGTTCTGACTGTTTTCTTACAACAAAAGCCCTTTGTATCAGCCTGTTACGCTTTGCCATCATGACTGAAGAACCAGTCAGAGGGGCAAAAACTATGGCTAATGAAAAAAAGACATCCCGCAAAAAGTTTCGCGTGGCTGTCTCCGGATCAACTGTTGATGGCCGTGAAATCAGTCCGGTGCATCTGCGTGAAGCCGCCGAGAACTTCAACCCGGATGTTTACGCTGCCCGCGTGAACGTTGAGCACTATCTCTCGCCATGTCCGTCAAGCGAATTTTCCGCAATGGGCGATGTCACCGCACTGAGTACGGAAGACATTACGGAAGGTCCGCTGGCCGGACGTACTGCGCTGTATGCAGAAATCGAACCGACCGAGCGCATGAAGCAGCTTGTCGCTGACGGCAAGAAAATCTATTCCAGTATCGAACTGCACCCGCAGTTCTCCGTTAACGGGCGCGCCTATCTGGTCGGGCTGGCGATGACCGACACCCCGGCAAGCCTGGGCACTGAGCGCCTGAAATTCACGGCACAGCAACGTCAGGCGGTGATGACGTTCAACAGTATCCAGGGTGAAGCACCGCTTATCTCCGAAGCCATCGAGTCTGAAATCATCGAAATGGCAGAACAACGCCAGGAAGAAGGCACCCAGTGGTTTAACCGCGTAATGGGGATTATTGGTCGTGGCCGCAAAGCGGATGACGCCAGTTTCTCCCGAATTCAGGAAGCGGTGGAAGGCGTTGCAACGTCACAGGCCGACATTATCGACCGTTTTAATGTGCTGGAAACCCGCCATCAGCAGGACCGCCAGAAAATCACGTCACTGACCACAGAGCTGACAGCATTGAAGGAAAAACTGCGCACGCAGGACGGCGATCCGCAGAACCGCTTCACCGCAACGGGCGCAGCCTCCGACCAGCTGGCTGACTTCTGATAAGACAAAGGAGCAAATTTTTTATGAATCTGGTGATGTCAGATATTACCCGCAACAAGCTGGGTTGCTATATGGCGCAGCAGGCGTCGCTTAACAATATCCCGGTATCTGCACTGGTATCGCGATTTACCGTGGAACCCGCGGTGCAGCAGCGTTTTGAAAACGCCTCAAAGGAAAGTACCGAATTTACGAAAAGAATTAACGTGATCGGCGTGACCGACCAGAAAGGCGAAAAAATCCTCCTGGACACCACCGGGCCAATTGCGCGCACGAATAGCAGTTATGACGGCATCAAACGCCGTAACCCGAATAACGTGATCGATATGAAGTCTCGTCAGTACCAGTGCGAACAGGTGAACTACGATACCTTTATTTCGTACCCACAGCTTGATACCTGGGCGGCCCACAGCGATTTTCAGTCCCGTATCAGTACACAGATCGCCCGGCAGGTAGCGCTTGATCGCATCATGATTGGCTTTAACGGCACATCCCACGCCTACGAGTCTGATTTTCACACCAACAAGCTGCTTCAGGACGTTAACGTGGGCTGGCTGGAGCACATCAGAACCGATGCCAGCGAGCGCGTAATGAATGACGTGACGCTGACCTCCCGCAACATGGACAACACTGTGGCGCACGCGGGTAAGTATGCGAATGCCGATGCTCTGGTACAGGATGCGCGCTCATCCCTGCTGGATGAATGGCACAAGGAAGCTGACGACCTCGCGGTGATTATGGGGCGCAACCTGTTTAACTCGCTGCGTCTGCCCGTGCTGAACAGCATCAGCGGCCAGAATCCCAATGCGGAATTACTTGCCGGGCAGCTCATCCTGTCATCGCGCACCATTGGCGGGCTGGGCGTGTTCCTTGCGCCGTTCTTCCCGGATGCAACGATGCTTATCACCTCGTTCAACAACCTGTCGATTTACTGGCAGAAAGGTTCAATGCGTCGCCTGATGAAAGACGAGCCGGAATACAACCGCATCGCCACCTACCAGTCCATCAATGACGCTTATGTCGTTGAAGACTATGGCAAGTGCGCGATGGTCACTGGCCTGAAGTTCGCCGACAGCTAATCAACTCACGGCGGGCATCATGCCCGCCTGTAACGGAGAGAAAAAATGATTACTCCTGCACAACAACACTGGCAGAACGTGATGGCACAGCGCGCAGGCCGGGCGAATGAAGGTGTGGACCACGCCGCGTGTACCGCGCATGAAGAGGTGCTGTATCGTCTGCGTCTGGCACAGGCCAGGCTAAAGGCCATACAGGCCAGAAGCGCGAAAGCCGCCATCAAAAAAGAGTTGTTGCCGGACTTTTCCGGCTGGATTGAGGGAACGCTGGAGGCTGACGGCGGGCAACAGGACGAAGTAATTGCCACGCTGATGGTGTGGGCGATTGACTGCGGCGATCTTCCGCTGGCGCTGCGTATTGGTGCATATGTGGTCCGTCACAACCTCATCATGCCGGATAACTTTGGCCGTACTGCTGCCACGGTACTGACCGAAGAAATCTGCAACCCGGTACTGACGCAGGCTGGGACGGATGCCGACGCGGATTTATCCGCCTTTATCGAACCACTGGACACACTTTGGGAAATTATCGCCAACCAGGACATGCCGGACGAAGTGCGCGCCAAATTATGCAAGGCGTGTGCCTTTGCCCGTCGTGGCCTGACCGATGCAGACAACATGGCCTCATCACTGAAGCTGCTGCGCGAAGCGATGCACCTGAACCCGAACGCAGGTGTGAAACGCGAGATTGCAACCCTTTCCCGCGCCCTGAAAAAAGCCGATTCCGCAGCCGAACCAGAAGACGCCAGCGCACAGCAGGCGCAGGACGAAAGCAGCAAAAGTAAAAAGACAACGCGGAAGCCTGCAACACGAAAAACCACCGCGACGCAGAAGGCAAAGCGCGGTTAACGACTGACCCCGTCAGCGGGCGGCGTGCGCGGTGTTCCGGTTTGACTCCGTGACCGTTTACACCGCGCACCCACCGCCCGATTTTTTCAGGAGTGAACCCCATGAGTATGGTTGCCAGAACTAACCCCGGCCCCGCAGAGGACGACATCACCGACACCGATGATGGCGATACCCGTATTTCAGCGGGTGCATTCTGGCCGGATATTGTGCTGCGCGAGCTGCGTCTGGCGGTACGACTGCCGGGCCGCGTGACCACCTCCCGCCTGCTGCATACCGCCACCGGGGCCATAGCACACGTTACCCGCGAGCTGGAAGCATGGCAGCAGGAACAACAGGCGGCTGGCTATCAGACGCTGGCCGATGTTCCGGCCCCTGTAATTAACGGAGAAAGCGTCAATCTCTGGCACTGGCGCAATGCTGTTTATACCGCCACACGCGCCCTGATTCTGGAGCGTTACCGCGATGCGGACACAACGGACAAGGGCGACCGCCGGGCGGACGCACTGGATATACAGACATCGGATTTGTGGCGCGATGTGAGCTGGGCCATCTCTGACATTCTGGGACGACCGCGAATGTTTGCGGAGCTGTGCTGATGAAAGTGAAGGCACTGGAAGGCGACACCGTGGATTCGCTCTGTTTCCGGTACTACGGCACGACACAGGGCGTCACCGAAAAGGTGCTGGATGCCAACCCCGGACTCTGTCAGCAGGTATTTCTGGACGCCGGGCAGGAAGTGGAGATGCCGGAGCCGGAGAAGAAGAAACGAGAAATGATTCAGTTGTGGGGGGAGTAGCAGTGAGCACCATTCAAACAGGGATCACAGAGCAGGTTATTGCGTGGCTCTTTGACCACCTGCCAACGGTGTATGCAGTAGGCGCGGCGGTCAGCATTTCCGCGCTGATGAGTCTTTATGACGGACGAACACTGGTTCAGACCGTAACGGGATCGCTGGCGTGCGGCGTTCTTGCCATGGCCGTGGCCGGGTCGCTGCGCTTCTTCGGGATCCCTGAGGATGCAGTGACGTTTTTTGGTGCCTCAATCGGTTTTATGGGCGCAGAGAAAGCACGCGACAAGGTTATTGCAATATTTGATCGCAGGGTGAAGGAGAGGAACGAATGAGCAACACATTTAAATTCAGCAGCCGGAGCGAAAAGAATTTGCAGGGTGTAAATCCTGATCTGGTGAAAGTGACCCGACGGGCGCTGGAAATCTCGGAAGTGGATTTTGGTATCACCGAAGGATTGCGCAGTCGTTATCGTCAGAAGCAGCTCGTGACCACAGGCAAGAGCCAGACCATGAACAGTCGCCATCTCACAGGGCATGCCGTGGATGTTGTGGCTTATGTCGGCAACCAGGTGTCATGGGAATGGCCGCTGTACGAAAAAATCGCAGCAGCATTCAGACAGGCCAGCCAGGAACTGAATATTCCGGTGGAATGGGGCGGCGACTGGAAGACCCTGAAAGACGGACCGCATTTTCAGTTACCACACGGAGCCTATCCGGCATGAAGCTCTGGCCCACGCTTGGCGTCGCTTTCCTTCTGATTACATCCATGCGTCTGTCGTGGTCGCTGGGCCGGGAGAACGCCAGAAACGAAGCGCAGGCCAGCACCCTGAAAAGTACCGTCGACACACTGAATATCATCAGCGCCGGGGTACAGGATATGCAGCAGGTGCTGGCTCAGCTCCGCGCGGAAAATCAGCAACGCAATCAGGACGGAGAGGTAAGACGTGAACAGCTACGCAACGATATTGCAAAAGATGAATGCGCCCACGCTTTGCCTGACGCTCGTTTTACTGACAGGTTGCGCAGGCACGCAGAACGCGCCAGGGCCAGCGCCGTCAGTCCGGCTTATACCGCAGACGCTGACCATGCCGGTAACGCCTCCCCCCTTCCCTGACCCACCCACATGGGGAAACCTCGGAATATGGGGCGACCGCCTTCTGGATGCACTGGAAACCTGTAACGCGGATAAACGGGCCATTGCTGAACTGGATAAGAGAATAGCCGAACTGACACACCAGACGGGAGTAACACAATGACCAGTAAGAACTTTGCACTGATTACAGCCATGACACAGGCTGAACTGACTCAAAAGGTGAATGAACATCTTGCGAAAGGGTGGCATCTTCAGGGGGAGACGCGGGTTGCCTACGAACCCGGCACCCCGTGGTATCTAATGCAGGCAATGGTGGCCGATGGCACTACAGACATCTCACCTGATTCCCCCCAGCACGGCAGCGTGCCGGAGTGGTATTACGTGGTGGTACTTGCTGGTCAATCCAATGCCATGTCATATGGTGAGGGAATGCCGCTGCCGGATTCTTACGATGCGCCCCACCCACGCATTAAGCAACTGGCCCGTCGCAACACAGTGACTCCCGGTGGTAAAGCATGCGCATTTAACGACATCATTCCGGCAGACCACTGCCTGCATGATGTTCAGGATATGAGCGCACTGAATCACCCGAATGCAGACCTGAGCAAAGGGCAGTATGGCTGTGTCGGACAGGGCTTGCATATTGCCAAACGCCTGTTGCCTTACATTCCACAGAATGCCGGGATTTTACTGGTTCCATGCTGTCGTGGTGGTTCGGCATTCACCCAGGGCGCGGAGGGGACATTCAGCGAGTCCACAGGAGCCAGTCAGGATTCGGCTCGCTGGGGTGTGGGTAAACCTTTATATCAGGACCTGATTTTGCGCACGAAGGCCGCATTGCAGAAAAACCCAAAAAACATGCTGCTGGCCGTATGCTGGATGCAGGGCGAATTTGACATGAGCGCCGCTACGTACTCACAGCAACCTCCGCTGTTTACGGCCATGCTGAAACAGTTTCGTGCGGACATTACCGAGTTTAACACGCAGTGTCATGGAGGCAGAGCGGCAAGTGTGCCATGGATTTGTGGTGACACGACGTATTACTGGAAAAACACCTACGGCACGCAGTACGACACCATTTACGGGGCGTACAAAAACAGGGAGAGCGACAACGTTTTCTTTGTGCCGTTCCTGACCGATGGTAGTGGCAACAATACCTCCACCAACGCACCAACGGAAGATCCGGATGCTGCAAGTGAGGGATATTACGGTTCGGCATCCCGAACGAACAAAAA